GCCGTGATTCCATCCGACAACACCTCGTCCTCGACAATGCCGTCCACAAAAAGCATGTCTATATCGCAATAAAATGTATGTGAAAACTTCTCGAACCACCGTCTTCGATCGAGGAAAGCGTGGTAGCGCATCAGCGTGGCAAATGGAAAGCCTAGATCATCCCGCCATTCCTGCTCAACTCCAAAATCCTGCTTGCAATCCGTAAAGAGAAGAACCTCATGCTCAATAAAATGCTGCTTCGCCGATTCAAGAAGAGGAACCACATATTTATGATACCGAGTTCCTGTGGCAATCAGACCGAGACCGATCACTTCCTCAACCCCGGAGAATTGTAGTTATACCTCTGGTACATCCAATTCGGATCGAAACTTCTATTTTTTCCAGCTGTGCAGTAGTGCGAAGTAAATTCCGTCTTCATCTCACTTCCATCCGTGTTAAAACCGTATCGGTAATCGTCTTTTGCCACAATTTCCATGTTGGCAATCGAAGGACCGAGCGCTTTCCCGATACTGCAATCCTCCGCCCAGTGCTTAGGAGTATCTTTGATAACAATTCCCGCAGCCCTGCTGGAAAGCCAGTATCCGCAACCACCTGATGCCCACGCCCAAGTCAGAACAAAATCCCCGGGTTCGCCGATCATCTCCAGTTGCTGCCCGTCTTTTACCCCGATTTTTCCTCCGAAATGACCCAAGTAATCGGCGCTATAAAACTCGGAACTAAGCATCCTCTCCGGAACCACATAGGTATCCGTGTCACAGAGAAAAATAAAGTCATACCCTCTCTTCAGCGCCCAGCGGAGTATTTCCCACGTCTTTGCGGGCAAATCCAGGTAGGCATCGCCGCACGGCAAATGGATTTCGTCAAGGCAACTGGAGGACTGAGAAGAAATATTTCCTTGGGAAGAGCTGTATTGAGGAGGAGCCTGACCCATGAAGAATCGTAAATCCGCGTTTTTTACGTCTTTTCCCCATGTGTCTCGTATCGTCTGATTGAATTTTAGCTGTGCGTCTCGATGGCAGCTTTTAACAGCTAATAGAATTTTCACGGAACAATCTCCACACTTCCACCGAAACAGACGTACTCCCGGATCCCCATGTGCTTGAATGCTTCCCGTTCCGGGCGAGACGCCCTTCCCCTAAACGATGAATACCGTAGATCGGTAGGCTTTCCCTGTTGCTCTGAAATGTTTACACCGGGGACGTAAGCCACTTTGTAGCCGGCTCTCTTAACTGCTACAAAAAAAGCTCCGTGCTCACCTCCGCCGATTTTAACGTCATCGTACCAGCAGATTTTATTTCTGCCAAGTATTTCTGCGCGAATCAGCGAATAATTCACGGTCAGATCGCAGTGATAGTAAACCACGCCATTTGATTTCTTGGGATTGTCCAGTGACAGCCACTCCTCGACAACCCTATCCCCATAGTCATGGAGCCAGCCCTCATACGGATTACCGTTCACCCTGCCACTGGCGATAGCCAGATGAGGATCCCCGTCGAGGACAGCCACAAGTTTTTCAATTCCGTGGCGTACTTCCAGAGGACGAAAATTAAAATCGTCCGAACCGATCAAAAGATAAGGACGGAAAATATGCTTTATAGCCTCATTTGACTTGGCACCGAATCCAGAATCGAAAGGCATCTGAACCACGGTGTGCCCCGTGCCTATCGCCCGTTGATACAGCGATTCCTTGGCCGGAGTGTGCTCTCCATCGTCGATCACGAGAACGTGAACTTCCGGCATGCTCGCCCAGATCCCGGATAAAGCATCCGCCAGATGCGCGTCCCTCAAAAATGTTTTTATAAGAATCGTGACTTTTCGAAGATCAGGCGTACTGGACGGCATGAATCCTCCGATACCAGTAATCGAGGGCAGCAAACTCTTTGGCGGGATACTGAGCGAAAGCCAAATGACTTTTACCGATTGGAGATCCCCACAAATACTTAGCTGAATCTACCCCACATGGGTAGGTGCAGGCAAATCTTTTTTCGTCATACGCCGATATCCGCAGCAACGGATTGGAAAGAACGCTGCCGACCCAGCGATCCTCCATCGTGTCTTCCGTCAGATCCGCGTCTGCAATGATTCCAACGGCCCTACCGCTAAGATAATAGGCAAATCCACTGGCATAGTCGTGAGGATAAGAACCGTTTCTCGCCCTAAAATTCCCAACATAATCGTGATGAAAGAACCCTGCCCGAAGGATCCGGTCAATGACGAGATAAACATCATCATCGATTTTGAGAACACTATCATAGCCATTCTCCCTCGCCCAGCCCATCACCGCTTTTACCTTGGCAGGAAGGCCAGTATACGAGTCATCCACGGGCAAAATCACTTCCTGCGAATGCTCCGGTTCCCCGCCACCGAGGAAAAATCTTACATTTTCCTGATCTCTTGCCCAAGTAAAACGTTGCGCTACCGCCTGGTTACGGCGAGCATGGCAAGTCACAACAGCAATCAGCATTTTGCCCATCGCTAAAACCGGGAATGACGCATGCCCGGGCTAATCTTCGAAAGAATATTGCTTAGATCCATCGTATGATGACCTTTTTTCAAACCAAACTTTGACAGCTTCTGGACGTGCGCGTCATCAATCGGTTTCAGACTCAAAGGTGAAGAGAGAATCGTAACATCCGCATCCTGCTCCATCGCCAGATGCCCACCCTCATCCGCTTCTACAAGCCAGACGAATTCCGTTGCTGGCGTGTGCTCCTCAGCTTCAATAGGATGATTCACCGGCAGACCGTGCGAACTAGCAAACTTGTTCTGATGCCTTCTAATCACTTCCAGTGAAGCAATATAATAACTTTTCGTTGTCATTACGTCCCCTGCATGGGATTGTGCACAGCAACCCCCGGTTTAAGTGCGCCTGCAAAATACATGTGATCCGGTTCAACCGGCATAACAACCTTGAATGAATCTTCCTCAATCAACTCAATTTTTACGATGGCCAGAGCACCGTATCTCCCAGTTAAATAATCACCGAGGCAAAGCTGACTGGCAACCACAGCCTTACCGTGCCAAGTAGTGAAGGGATGGATCGGAACAACGTCAACCCACTCACCGTTACTGAGAGTTACCCTGACCCACGTTGACCACGGTATCTTACGAACGGACATAACCCGCTGCCAACCGTCTGGACCCATCACGTCATCGCCCGCTGAAACTTCGCTCAACGAAATAACTCCTCGATTCGTCTCAACTAGCATCGTTTCCCGAACACACCCACCGGAGCCTCCCCCGGAGCCTCCCCCGGATCCGGAGGACGGCGTAGAGGCGAGCATGCCTCCCGTGGACAATGGAACACAATTTGAGTAATTCTGTGCCTGCGTCGCCGTGATGGACTGCGTGGAATACGCTACTGCGGGTGATCCCGTTCCTCCCGAGACCGCCACAAACAGCAGTACCTTCGAAACTTCATTGTAGTACGGATAAAAATAATAACTGTGAGAAGCACTTAAACCAGTGATAACTTGTGAACCATTGTTAACCGATGTTGAACTTCCATCCGCTCGATAAATAACTAATCCGGACCAAGACCAGGTGATCGAGGTAGTGGTCGCGGTATACGAAAAACTTCCCGCCATCGCAGGAGGAACAGATCCAATAGTAGAAAGAATTGCGCCCGTATCCAGATCGATCATTCCCTTATTCGCACCGGACAACACAAAGGAATAGGGAGTAACATCAGGAAGATTCTGCTCGTTCTGCCCAAGCAAATTGAACGAAGTAAACTTGTAATAAATCGTTGAACCGATATAAGTCGGATCGTACTGTTCTTGAAAAGAAGCCTCATCCAGGCGACAAAATAAATCATCCGTGAAATGCAATATCGCTGTCGTACCGTAAACACCCCGGTATAACGTCGTAAGATTGTATTTACCATTTCCGACAAGCGCCGAGTCCTTATAAGAAAGAAGCTCAAGTGTCGGACCCGTACCTACAATCGCGCACAAACTCACATTCGCGGCAGCTCCTGCCGAGGTAGTCCCCGGTAATTGAGTTTCCCCTTCCATTTGAACCGAAAGAGTATGCGTAGTATCAGGATTGGTTCCGCCGTAGCTCAACAAATTATTCGTAAGAGCGCCAACTCTTGCGGGAGAATCTACCCTAGTCATAAACTTATAGTTCGTACCGTCAAAGGAAACCCAGACGTTGCAACCACCCCAATTGCTGTTAGATCCATTTACAAATCCATAGAGCTGCAGACCCGCCTGTTTCCCTAACCGATTAGGAATTTCAAATATAATTGCGTTTGTGTCTCCGGGATCTTCCTGCCCGGGAAGCGGTGGAGGCGGAGTATTCGTTCCCTTCGGATTAAAAGCGGGCTGCGCGGTACCCCAGATGAAATCTTCCGCCGTTATATCAAAGCCATTAACAGGATCATCGACGATTTTTATAATTCTTACGGGAGCTGCGTTCAATCCCAGAATAGAATCTGTGAGCGTGACAACATCCATAGGCTCCAGATAAGGAAACGAAGAAGGAAGTTTAAATTGATAAGTGTTTCTTATGTAGACGTTTCTCTGCAGCCACATCGAAGCTGCGTACTGCGCAGCCGTAAGCGTCGTTATGAAATCCCAACTTTCAGGATCGGCAGGACGCAGACCGAATCTTTGAACGGATCCTTCATCCTGTTCGTAAATAGTCTCAGGGTTGTAATCATTAACCCTCGCATTATACGTTACGGTTACTCGATTGAATGCGTCCATCCAGGGAGAGCGAGTCACCATGATCGGATCGCTTCCTGAGTCTCCCTCCGATAAGAAATCTCCATCCGTCAAGTTTGCAACGGGAGTAGTAGACGGCTGATAAAGAACGCCATTTCCGACAGCCGAGGTGTCGCTGTAGGGAACAAATTTCAAAAAACCTTCACTACAGAACGCTCCCACCATTCCAGCTTTAATCCAAGCACTTATAATTCCCGCGCATGGAGTCTGATTTTCGATAATCGGAGAAATAAAAAATGAGTTAGCATTCCAGCATTTAGAGGCAAGATCTAAAACAGAATTAACAACAGGAGCCGATGTTGTCGGGATGTAATCACGTGGCTGCGTACCGTACTCTAATTGCGCTCCCCAGGCGTAGCACGTGAACGCAGACCTGTTCGACGAATAAAAATTCAAATTAAAAGTTGACCCATTGTTGGGTACAACCGTGATCGAGAACCTCTGCCATGTCGTGGTGAGAACCACATTCGTATCCGTGGCCGGATAGTTAGAGTCACTTCTTAAAGTTAAAACAGGAGTTCCAGAACTTGAACGAAGCCATATCGAAAATGTTACGGGCTGGCCGATAAAGGGGAAAAATTTCGATGATATCGCCTGCGTGACTTCTGTGAAATGACCCAACCCAACCGTGGGATAGTCGATCTGATCTGCAGTTACGGATCCATCCGGCGCAGTGGCCGCATTACCTGTGACTGTCGGCGAAGCCACGCTACCGTCGTTTGATTTAACCCATGCTGCATTCGTAAAATCTTGCGAGTACAAAACATAATTACTGGTCTGAAGAGACTCTATAGGAAAACCTAACCCGTAACCGGGATCGGTTAAAAGTGCCATGATGCAATTGGCCGGATCCGCATCAACGATTCCTCCGCCAACCTGATACGGACCAGCAACTTCATAATTGTAATTTGGAAGTTGCGGCGTAAATCCGAGGTACAGCGCTGAAGAAGCGATCATAGCTACCTGCGTATAACCGATAGCCTGCGAAGGATGCTTTGAAGTCAGGTAGCTCCAGGGGGACTGGCCTTTTGTTCCCCCTATGAGAGTGAGGTTTATTTTTGTAGGCGCATTATTGTCAGTGTTTGGATCGGTATACTCGTAGCTAATCACAATCCCCTGACCGTTATCAGCCGAATTAAAAGTGTACGTTCCACTAGAATGCGAGTACTGCCCTACTCCGGGGGAAGATCCCACCAGAGTTAAAGAGTCGCCGGAAGTCGAATATTTAACACCGAGATCCTTTTTATAAACCGATGAATTGTCAACGGTAACAGTATAAGGACCGGAGAAAGGAACAATCGAAAGCTCATCCGTCGCCAAGACATAACGATAAAAACCGTAGTTTACAAGAACCGATTTTCCGTTGTCCGCTGAGGAAAACGTGTAAACGCCCGTCCCCGTGTTCACCTTGTATTGCCCCGTGGTAGGCGAACCCGTTGTTGGCGTCATTCCAACCTGCGTGGTGCCGGACAACGTAGAAGAACCGGGGGATCCGTAATCATTCACCGGATATGAATAAGAAGTAGACATAGAAACGCCGAAATCAACGCCGTAGGCTGAGGCCATTGACGGCGTGTACGTGTACGGAGAACCCACCGTATACGATTCGCTCTGGTATTCAACGACATACCTGCCCGTGTTATCCCAAACATTTAAAAGCGCAGAAATCGGACCCATCGCCAAAGCGCCGATAACTGATGCGGTATAAACGTACTGACTGCCTCCCTTACCGAGACCCTTGCCGCCTTGCTGCTTAGCTTTTGTCGCTTTAAAATCGCTGTACCAAATCAAACGACACGTCAGTCTGTTCTGCCCCATAAAAATAGGAATGGGCACACCGAGAATAGCGGCGTTCAATCGAATCGCATGCATCTTTTCGATGATATTTTTTTTACCGCCAAAAAATCCGCTCATATTCAGAACAGGCTAAAAAATCGCCTCGGTCTCCTTCTGAGAAATCCTTCTTCGATCCCATGCGATCCAATCACTCCGCGATCCCGAACAGGATGAATTACAAAATTCGGCCATTCAATGACGATAGCTCCATGACTAAAAGAGTGTCCGACTCGGTACAAAACAAAGTCTGCTGGTTTGACTTCAGACTCTTGAATCTCATGCATGTACTTTTTAACGATAGGAAGATAAAGCTCTTCCTTTGAATGAAGCATAATCTGCGGAGAATACGGATCCGGATCCGGAATCTCCTCAGGAAGAAAACGAACAGAATTCAAAACCCGAATAGGAAGATAAGCACAATCAACGCCGACATTCTTGATCCCGGCACGGTCATGAAAAGGCGTGTTGCACCAGGTCAGTGCCTCCTCGATGATCGCCTTCCGTACCTCGTCTTCAGTCCTCATGCCGCATACTCCGGATTAGGCACAAATGGAAAACCTCCGAAGTTGATAAGATTATTGAATGTATTCTTACACGTTGACTGCGATTTGTCGCAGCCATAGTACATCGTGAAAGCATCACCGATGGTAAGAAACAGGGGCGTGACCCCGGCTAAAACAATCTGTGTTGTTGAGGGCTGCGACTTAATAGCTAGAACAAGACCGTTGTTCTGTCCCGAAGTAAAAAGTATAAATCCCTGAGCGAAAACGCTCGCTGTAACCGCTGAGTTCAAATTAATCGTTTTCGTCGTGGATCCAGCCGCGACAGTCCTAGCCGCTGAAAAAGATGCCCGATTCATTGTGCAGTTATCGTCATACAGGGTGTGACGGCAACCCGATTGAATCAACCGAGAAGGCATCTTTATGTTCAACAGATAAAGCATATC